CTTATTTTAGAACAAGCTATTGGTGGTTTTACAACTTTTAACTTAACTAATGCTAACAGATCTTTAACTTTTACAAATGGTGCATTATCTAATGGTAAAAATGACGTTATTAAATTAACAGGTACTTTAGCAGCGAACAGAACAGTATCTATCCCAGATTCAATTGAAAAAGTTTATCACGTACAAAATGCATGTGATCATGCAGGAAACACTTTAACTTTCAAAACATCATCAGGTACAGGTGTTCTTTTATGTGAAGGAAACAACTATGTATTATACTCTGATGGTACAAATATCGTAAAATTATCTGAACAAAGAAACTGGAGAGTAGTTTCAGCAGCAGAAACAGTTCAAGCTGGAGCTCAACTTTTAGTAAATACAAATGGTGGGGGAGTAACAATTACGCTTCCAGCGTCGCCTGCTACAGGGGATGAAGTTTCATTTGTAGATCAAGGATATGACTTTAATAGTAACGCATTGACTGTTGGAAGAAATTCTTCTAATATAGCTAACGCAGCATCTGATCTAGTAGTCAATACACAAGGCGCAGCTTTTTGTTTAGTCTTCTCAGGAGATGCAACAACAGGCTGGACGTATAAGGAGAAATAATAGATGTCAAATTACGAAGCAACAAGATACGATTTCGATGGAGCAAACCTTACTGGTATCGAAGGAATTCCTACAGCAACTATTGTGCCGTGGTCTTCTTCTTCAGTCCCAACAGGTTTTTTAGAATGTAATGGTGCATTAGTTTCAAGAAGCACATACTCAGCTTTATTTGCTATTATAGGTACAACTTATGGAGCTGGAGATGGTGCAACGACTTTTAAATTACCTGATTTACAAGACAACGTAGCTTTAGGAAAATCTGGAACTAAAGCTTTAGGATCAACAGGCGGAGCAAATACAGTGGCTGCAAGTGGAACTGTTGGCGGTACAACAGCTAATGCAACTTTATCTGAAGCTCAATTAGCTACCCACTCTCACCCAGGTGGTGGAACAGCAGCATCAAGACCAGCTGAGCCTAATGCTAACTCACCTTTCCCATTTAATACTGGGGCTAATACTGGTGACACAGGAGATGGTACAGGTCACCAACACAATATGAGTGCTACGTTTTCAGGTACTGCTACATCAGTTGTACAACCTTATTTAGCTGTAATTTATATTATTAAAACTTAGGAGAAAAGATGGCAACAAATGCAACATGGACTGTAATATTCGAAGATAAAAGAATTATCAAACAACAAGGAGATGGTAAGGGAGCTTACAAAATAGTTGATGATGATTTTTGGGGATTATCTAAATGGTCAAACATATGGGCTATTCAATACGGAACTTCTAATCCAAATGACACTGTAGAATACAGAGATGAAACTCCTCACTCTACTTGGGAAGCTGCTAACTTAGGAGACTTTCAAGATTTTATTAGTAGATGGGATTCAGCTCATTTAGCTGCATTACAAGCTGATTGGGACGCTGACACTAGAGATGAGTCAGAAAAAGGCGCAAGACCTACATCATACACTTCTTAATAACATCCAAGACGTTAATATATATTTTTCACCTTTTAATGGTGGATTACCTCTATGTACATAAGGAAAACCTGCAGGCCAAATAGCTATTCTACCTTTTTTAGGTTTTACTCTTGTAGATTGATTTAAAAATTCTGTTTCTCCTCCATCTTCAACATCATTTAAATAGATAGAGTATGCAAAAGCACGAGGTTCTGTTTCAAAACCTACATGATGTTCAGTGTGCCAAACATGATATCCCTCTCCAGGTAAAGTTTTTTGTATTTTTAATTGTGTGTAATGAAAAGGTTCATGATTAAATACTGCATCTGCGCCTGTTGTAGTTATATAATGATTAAAGGCTATTTCAAAATTTACAATTAAAGTCCTTAAATTAGTCCACCATGTATCTATATTTTTTGCATGAGCAAAAAACTGAGTATCTTTTTTTCTAAGGCCATCTGAATTTTCAAATTTTTTTCTATTTAAAGTATTATGAAATCTATCTTGTTCTTCAAACAATTTAATAGCTTTATCACATTCTTCATCCATAATGTAATTATCATAAGTGCCAATAAAATTTTCTATTTTAGCTGTTTTTTCCATATAATTTTGTATCTTTCATTATAAGTATTATTGATATATAACACTACTATATGCTACAAAAACTAAAATTCAAGTCAGGATTTAATAAACAAGATACAGAATCAGGTGCTGAAGGACAATGGACGGACGGTGATTTTGTAAGATTTAGATATGGATTGCCTGAAAAAATAGGTGGTTGGTTACAACTAACTGCAGCAAATAAAACTTTACCAGGAGCTGCAAGAGCTCAGGTTTCATTTTCTAGTTTTGCAGGTGAAAAGTATGCTGCAATTGGAACATCTCAAGGTTTATTTTTATATTATGGTAATGATTTTTATGACATTTCTCCATTAGATACAGCTATCACTGGTGGAACTTTAACAACAGTTAATGGATCAAGAACGGTAACTATTAATAAAGGTTCTCACGGTTTAGCGGTTGGAAGATATGTAACTCTTTCATCTGTTACGGTAACAGGTGCATCTGATTTTACAGCGGCAGAATTACAACAACCTTATGAAATATTAACTGTTCCTGACATAGATAAATTTACAGTTCAAGCTTCACGTGCTGAAGGAGGAACTGGTATGACTGCAGCTGGAGCTGTAACTGTTAATCCTTACGTTGAAGTTGGACCAACAACACAAACCACTGGATATGGATGGGGCACATCTACATGGAGCACATCTACATGGGGAACAGCTAGAGCAACAAGTGACGTGACTCTAGATCCAGGAAACTGGAGTCTTGACAACTTTGGTCAAGTATTAGTTGCAACTATATTTAATGGTAAAACATTTACTTGGGATGCTGGAGCATCAGGAGCTAGAGGTATTCGAGCTTCACAAACTACATCTGGCTTTGTAACAACAGGTAATCCTTCAAAAACTCGATTTACATTAGTTTCAGATAGAGATAGACACTTATTTCATTTTGGAACAGAAACAACTATTGGAACACCAGCAACTCAAGATCCAATGTTTGTAAGATTTTCTAATCAAGAAGATTTAAATACATATGCACCTACATCTACAAACACTGCAGGGACATTTAGATTAGATACAGGTAATGAAATAAGAGCAGCCATTCAAGGTAAAGATTATGTTTTTGTATTAACTGATCTAGCAGCTTATGTCATTCAATTTGTTGGGCCACCATTTACATTTAGTGTTAGACAAGTTGGTACAAACTGTGGATGTATAGGTCAACACGCAGCCACCTTTGTTAATGGATCTGTATTTTGGATGGGATCACAAGGTGGTTTTTTTGTTTTTGACGGAACAGTAAAATCATTACCATCACTTGTAGAAGATTTTGTATTTAGTACAGACGGTGATAATTTAGGATTAAACTTTGATTCAAGGGATGTAATATTCTCAGGTGCTAATAATTTATACACAGAGGTAAATTGGTTTTATCCAAAATCAGGGTCAGAACAAATAGATCGATGTGTAACTTACAACTATGCTGAAAACGTTTGGACAACTTCATCTTTAGATAGAACGACATATAGTGATCAAGGGGTGTTTGATAAACCTTACGCTACAGATTATGATAGCACTTCAACACCTGTGTTTCCAGGTATCTTAGGTATTACAAATTTATTTGGAGCATCTATTTACTATGAACACGAAACTGGAACCGATCAAGTTAATAGTACGTCAACTACTGCTATACCTGCTTTTATTAGATCAGGGGATTACGATATCACATCTAGAAGAAGTGCTCTAGGTCAAGTAACGGGGGTTGTAGACTATCGAGGAGATGGTGAATTTTTTATGGCTGTAAGAAGGTTTATACCTGATTTTAAATATCAAGAGGGTAATGCTAAAGTAACTTTATTTGTTAGTTCTTATCCTGATGATGTAGCTGTTAGCTCTCCTCTAGGACCCTTTACAGTTACTACTTCTACTGATAAAGTAGATACAAGAGCTCGAGGTAGACTTGTATCTGTTAAGATAGAAAATGATTCTACAGGTGAAACCTGGAGATACGGAACACTAAGACTTGATGCACAACCGGACGGAAGAAGATAATGGACCCTATTAATTTTATTAACACAGGAATTGTAGCTGATCAAAATAAAGAATTTTTTGATAATTTTTATGGAATTCCTCAAAATTTACAATTTAATAATACTGTAGCACCAGTTCCTCTAGCTTCTGCTTCTACCATGTTCCAAGATTTATATTACCCTAATTTAGGCATCATGAATCAAGCACCTATAGATTTTGGAAGATTTGAAGGTATCACAGAGGAAACTGATATTGACGATGACACTCAAGATAAAGTAGAAAAGACTAGAACAGGTATAGAAACTCTTTTAGGTTTTTTACAAAATATTCCTACTCCAATAAATTTAATTACAGGAGGATTAGAAGGTATAAGAAACTTAAATCAAAGACTACGTGCTACAGATTTTGGAAGATCAAAAACTTTAGCTGAGTTTCTTGATAGAAGAGCTAGAGCTAAAGAAGCTTCTAGAAGAGCAGAAAGTTTTGCAGACTTTGCTGAAAGAACTGCAGGAACAGAAGCAACTGGTGGAGCAGGTGATTTTTCAACACCGGCAGGTTTAGATACTAGTTATGAAGAAGCTTCTAGATCATTTGGAAGGGACAGATAATATGCCATTAACTGAAAAAGGTAAAAAAATAATGAAATCAATGAAGAAACAATATGGTAAGAAAAAAGGTGAAGCTGTATTTTATGCTTCAAAAAATAAAAAAAAAATAAAAGGTGTGGATAGAAAAAGAGCATAATGGCTAAAGTAACAAACTATATACCAGAACCAAAACAAGAATATGATGTAGAAAATCAAAGACAAATATTAGAGTCTTTAACTACGTTACAAAATCAACTTAATTTTTCTTTTCAAAAAGATTTAAAGAATGAATTAGATACATTTAACTATTTCTTATCATGAGTATATTTTATAAAAATCAAGGTTTTAAACAAAGTGGTACAGGTAAAACTACAGTGCTTACGTGTCCTACTGATGGAACCATTATAGTTAAAAGTGTATATTGTGCTAACAATGATGCATCATCAGGTATTTTAGTAAACATGAATTTAGTAGATTCCTCTG